TTTGCACGGCGGCGCAGGGCTTTTTTAGTAAGTTTCATGTGTCCTCCTCTTATTTGACCTCCGGGAAGAAATACTCCCCGATCTGCTCCTGAGAGATCCCCACCACCTTGCAGATGGCGGTGATCTCCTTGCACAGCCAACCGCCGTCATCCTCCGGGGCGTTCAAACGCTTGGACAGCGTCCGTGTACTGATCCCGACCATGGCGGCCAGCTCCTGCTGCTCCAGTCCCTGGTCCTCGATCAACCGCCGGAGCTTCAAAAACGGCTTTTTAGCCATGGGTCAGTCTCCCCTCCCTTGGCGGCTTTCAATGATGGCGGAAAGCGCAGCATTGAACTCGCGCTCTGCTTTCTTTGGCTCATAGTGGCCGTTCAGAATCTGTGAGATGTATTTCGGATTCTTTCCCAGCTGTGCAGCCAGTTCTTTACAGGTAACCCCGGCGTTGTGCATTTTTCCAACAAGTTCGCCGGTCCATTGTGCAGGCATACAATTCTAACCTCCTTCAACTCAAAAACTTGACTTTGGTTAGAATTTGCGGTAAGATGATGGTGCTAACAATTATCTAGCGCAAATTCTAACCTGAGATATCCAGTTGCTTCCGGGCTTGTTTGCTAACCGGATTCAACTGTGACTCTATAATATCTGAATTTAGTTAGAAAGTCAATGTGATTTTCTGAATTTGGTTAGATTTAGCGCTCTGCACAAAAAGGGGCGTTGAGAATTGTGTTTTATGACGTATACAGTGAACTGTGTCAGAAAAAGGGGATGAGTTGCAGCCGCGCAGCCAAAGAGATTGGCTTGAGCAACTCGACCGTTACGAAGTGGAAGAATACTGGGGCAACCCCTTCAGGCGAGACGCTTTCAAAAGTCGCGGCTTATTTTGGTGTGTCTGTGAATGATCTGATCGGAGAACAAAAAAGCCCCACCGGGCGAATCGGCGGGGTTTCAGATGAGGATATTAAGTTTGCACTCTTTGAAGGTGGCCCTGTAACGGATGCCCAGTATGAAGAGGTCAAGCAGTTTGTCCGGTTCATAAAGGAGCGGGATGCAAATGGGAACAAGGGCTGACTTTTATAAAGTTGCGGCCGAAAATTGTGTGGAGATCCTGCGCTATCCAATGCCGACTGTTGGCAGTATGTCAACGGAGGTCAATGGGGAGTGTTATATTGGGCTGGACAACTCCAAGCCCTATACCTATGCAGAGGAGCAGGCGCGAATGGGGCATGAACTCGGACATTGCCTGTATGGCGGATTTTATTCTATGGCCACTCCGTTTGATATTGTGGAGAGGCATGAAGTGCGTGCAGACCATTGGTATATCCGGCACGCTATTCCGAAACAGATCTTGTTCGATCTGCTGAAACGAGGGCGAGATTCCAGTGAGATTGCGGAAATCCTGGACACAACAGAGGACTATGTCCGGCGTGCATACTATTATTATAAAGAGAACGAAAGCGCAACTGAGGAGGAAATGTATGGGTAGAAAACTCTCTCCATATGGCCGCAAGGACTGGCTTCGAAAACGTTCTGGCAATAAAACTGTCCATAGAGGCGTTGATGCTGCTTTTCGTGGGGTCGGCGCCGCAGTTGGCTCAGCAGCAAAAGTCCAAACACCTGACAGTACCTTTGAAGAGCGCCAGAGGGCAAACCTTACTGGCAAGCAACTGTTGATTGCTTGCGCAGTTGGATCGATCCTCCCGCTGATGGCTCTTTTAGGAGTGGATGAGATAGACGGCGTTTTTCTGGCAGTGCTGGTGTTCTTCTTTTTGATACCGTTTTTAGTGATGGTCCTTATTTTTAAGATCTTCAATCTCATCACACGGCCTCATACAGCACAACCGCTCGCTGCACCTCAGGAAGAAACAGAAGAATCTGTGTATTCACCAAACCCTGAATGGATGGGGCAGACAGATCTCGTCAACTCCCGCCAGAACGCAAAGATTTTGGCTCCGCAGTTTTTGAAGCAGGCGCAGGAAAGTGCAAAAATCCTCCAAACGACAACGGAGCCAGCTACATTTTTTACCCGATACGATTTTTGTGTTGGGCGCTTGATAGAGCTGGAAAAATGCAAAAGATATGGAGTACCTGTAAGCACGACCTCTGATTTGACTAAATATCGGAGCATTGCGTTCCGAGATGAGGCCGTAAATGAGATCATTCACCGGACAGCGGACAAATACCGGACAAAGATCGAAAGCCTGAAAACACAAAAAGCGAAGAAGAATTGGGCCGAGAAGTATCAGCAGGCATTCGAACCGTATCTCCCATATATCAGTGATAAACAGAAAACTGTCCTAGAAAAAGTTAGTGCAGGTCTTTTTGCACTTGCAGACAGTTCATGTTTAGAAGGCGAATAAATAAAAAAACCTCCCCCGGTGTTGGCGCACCGAGGGAGGCTTCCGAACCGCTTGCCCGAGGGCATTATAGTTCTGTACAGAATTGAAGGCTCTGTATAGACTATGATACCACCTCCGGGCAGGCTTGTCAAAGTGTACCCTTTTGGAGGTGTATTTTTATGGGAAGAAGAACCAATACCGCAACTTGGCTGCCCAACCAAAAACGCTGGCAGATCAAGGTACAAAAAGATGGCGAGCGCCGCACCTTTACCAGCGCAAAGCCCGGCCGCACCGGCCAGCGGGAAGCCAACGCCAAAGCGGATGCCTGGCTGGACGAGGGGATCGTCAACGCCAGCAAGCGCTGCCGGGAGGTCTGGGAGGAGTATATGGTCTCCGTCCGAGCCACCGCCGGGAGCAGCTATGTGGAGCAGGTCGCAAAGTTCGGCAAGAACTACATCCTGCCAGTGATCGGAGGCAGGCGCATTGGCGATCTGAGCGTGGGAGCCTTGCAGGACGTGCTGAATCGTGCGTACAAAGAGGGCTGCCTGGACCCGGAGTCCACCCGCAAGAGCAAAGGCGGCCTCTCCCGAAAAACGCTGCAAGGCATCCGTGGGACGGAGGTGGCTTTTGTAAAGTGGGCCCGCCAGCACGGATATACCGCCCTCCGCCCTGAGGATGAGCTGATCGTCCCCAAGGCGGCCAGACTCAAAGGCAAAAAGATCCTGCAGCCGGATGCGCTGCGAACGCTGCTTTCCACCGACACTCGTGTAGTGCGGGGAAAAGTGGAGCTGGACGAGAACATCCATGCCTACCGCCTGGCCGTGATGACCGGCCTGCGACCAGGGGAGTTGCTGGGCCTGCAGGTCGCAGACGTGGAGGGTGATCGCCTGCACATCCGCCGGGCAATCAACTCCCTGGACGAGGAGACCAGCGGAAAGAACGAGAATGCGCTGCGCACTGTGGTCTTGCATCCGCTGGCTGCTGCTGAGCTGCAGGCCCAGCTGATCCAGCGCACCCGGGAAGAGGGCCGCCCTCTGCGGAAGGGAGACCGGATCTTTGACCTGCGCAACCAGCAGAGCCTTTATCACTACTGGCAGCTTTACCAGCGATGCAATGGCATAGAGCCGCCCATCAGTCTGTACGAGCTGCGCCACACCTTTGTGAGCATGGTGGCCGACACTCTATCGCCAGCACAGCTGCGCCGCATGGTGGGCCACAGCAAGAGCATGGACACGCTTGGGTGGTACAGTCACGCCGTGGAGGGGCAGGACGCAGCCGCTGCGTTGGCAGTGGCGGACACGCTGGAGGCGCTCGCAATTTAACCCACTTTGTAACCCACTTTTATGCGCACCGCTGTGCGTGTGGATGCAACGGCCGTTCTGGTGGGAGTCCGAAAAGCGGCATGAAACCATTGGATTGAGCGCAGGCAAGAAGCCACAGGAGAGAGTGCGGCTTGTTCGAATCCACCCGCGCCCACCAAACAAGAAAAATCCGAACCTATTTCCGATTGGAGAAGGGTTCGGATTTTTCGTTTTCTTCGGGTACAACAACGAAGGTTCCTGTGGACGGCGCAAAACTCTGATGCCTTGTTATAGACCGTAAGCCAATAACAAAATTTGGAGGATGCGATTATGAAGTACGATGAAAGAGCCTGCAAATTCAACATGGACACCGGGTGCGTGGAACTGCTGCTCCGGGATGGGAGAAAGATTTCCATCAATTGCACCGGGGTCGAGGATGCGTTGGATGTTACCATGGCACAGAGGTCAGAGTTGGACTACCTCATTTATAATGACCCACTTGGTTATGCCGATTTGATTCTGAATGGCAATCCAGAAGAATACTTGAAAAACGTAACCGGGAACCATGGGTTAGAAGATTAAGAGAAAAGCGCAGAGCACCTTATTCAGAGTGCTCTGCGCTTTTCTGCATCTTGCGCCATTGTTGCGGGGTCATGCCGTACTTTTGCCGGAACAGTTCGTAGAAGTGGGTGCGGTTGGTGAATTTGAGCTGCAGGGCGATCTCGCTGACGGAAAGGGTCGTTTCTCGCAGCAGCCGTTCAGCCTTCTGGAAACAGAAGGTCATGCCGTAATCAAAAAGGCACAGACCGGTGCGCCGCTGGACGATGGAATTGAGATAGCTTCCATTGTAATTCAAAAGCCGTGCCAGTTCACTGCGAGGCAGTCGACCATCGGTATCCTCCAGCAAACGGCTGATACGCAGAAAGAGCAGGCTTTCGGGGCTGCTGCTCAGGTGCACCGGGGTGACGTAGAACCCGGACGACAGAAAATCGAACAGCTCGCAAAGTGCACCCTTCAAATAATAGGTGGCGGCGGCGCTGGGCTTGTGCAGGATGTGGGTCATGTGGGCGATGAGCGTTGTCAGGGTCTGAAGGCTGTCGGTGTTTTCCGGTGTGGGGAAAAGGTCCTGATATTCCTTTCGGAGGTCTTGTCCCAGATTTGCCAGCATGAACTGCAAAACGGGATTTTCCGGCAGATGGCGCTCGGCTTCAAATAATTGCAGGGATGCAGATTCCGTCAGGCTGCGGACAAAATCCACAGACAGACCAAGAAAACAGAGCTTGGCGGGGCCGATGAAGCGTTCGTTATGGAGGATGCTGCGGTTTACCAGACAACAGGTTCCGGCACGGTAGGGGTATTCTTTTTCCTCGATCTGTTGGACGACCTCCCCTTCCAACACCAGCATCAGTTCAAAATAATCGTGGCGGTGCAGCGGACGGGAGCTGAGGGCACGGAATAAAGCATCCATAGAGTTTTCATGCAGCCAGCAGCCATTCGGTGAGAACATCTGAATGCTGTATTGGTCGGCTTCTCCCAGACCGGTACAGGACTCCAGCGTGATCTGCACCGGGGACATGATCTTGTAGAAGGTAGAGAGCTGACTGCCCCAGTTTTCAACCTCCAAAATATTCTCATAGCTGGTGGAATCCGGTTTCATGAAAGAGTCTCCTTTTCCGCAATGTGCGAATATGATACAATCTGATGGATGCGGCACACGATGCTGTCATTGTGGAATGTGAACGGAATTGCTAAAATATAGGCACAATACAAAAACATTCTGTAAAAGCTGTGCGGCCGATGGCTTTATTATAGAGTGCTTTTGAAAAAATGTAAAGAGACAGACGCATTCTGTCGCCGTGAATGATACAGCACATCTTGAAAGGAGAATCCCCATGTCTGCTACTGCAACGACAGAGAAAAAATATCTGAAATGGTATCAGAAGCTGGCCTACGGTTCCGGCGATCTGGCCTCTAACTGCTCCTATGGTCTGGTTTCCAGCTTTGTACTGCTTTATCTGACCGGAACACTGGGTCTGGACAGCGCCATCATTGGCTCTTTGATGCTGGCTTCCAAGATTCTGGACGGCATCAGCGACGTGATCTTTGGTACCCTGATCGACCGCACCCACTCCAAGCTGGGCAAGGCACGTCCGTGGATGCTGTTTGGTCAGGTAGGTGTTTCCCTCTGCCTGTTTTTGCTGTTTGCCATCCCGGCTGGCAGCACCACCATGCAGTATATCTACTTCTTCATCGTGTACACGGCACTGAACGCAGTGTTCTATACTGCCAACGGCATTGCATATTCCTCTCTGGTGGCACTGATCACCAAAAACAACAATGAGCGTGTGCAGCTGGGATCCTTCCGTTTTATGTTTGCGGTCGTCACCAACATCTTTATGGGCTTTGCCGTTACCGGCATGGTGGAGAAGTTCGGCAGCGGTGCCGCAGGCTGGCGTACCACGGCTCTGATTTTCGCGATCGTTGGTCTGGTGGTCAACACCATCAGCTGCCTTGCAGTTAAAGAGCTGCCGGAGGAAGAACTGAGCGGCAACACCAGCAAAGCCGCAGAGGAAGGCAAAGCAGTTGCCGATGAGAAAAAGCATGGCTTTGCCGAGACCGCTAAGATCCTCGTCCACAACAAGTATTACCTGATGATCCTCGCCATCTACATCGTGTACTATATCATGAGCAACCTGACCACCGGTGCCGGTGTGTTCTGCGCCACCTATTACTGGGGCGATGGCAGTCTGCTGGGGCAGTTCTCCATGATGAAGATGTTCCCTGTTATCATCGCACTGGCCTTTGCGCCTGTCCTCATCAAAAAGACCGGCAGTATGCAGAAGGTTAACTTCTGGGGCTACGCCATCAGCAGCGTGCTGGGCATTCCCATGATCTACTTTGCCATGCAGAAGAATCTCTCCATGTTCCTGCTGTTCATGTTCATCAAGGGCGTCTTTGCAGGTACCCTCAGCGGCTCTTTGAACGCTCTTATTGCTGAGGCCAGCGGCTACACTACACGCACCACCGGCGTCCACATGGACGGTATGATGTACAGCTGCTCCTCTCTGGGCGTGAAGGTCGGCGGCGGCATCGGTACTGCGGCTGTGGGTTGGCTGTTGAAGCTGGGCGGCTTTGTGGGCACCGCAACGGTCCAAAGCGAAAGCGCCATTCGGATGATCTTCAACCTGTACATCACTTTCCCCTTTGTGATCGGCATCATTATTACAGTGCTGCTGGCTTTCCTGGATGTGGAAAAGGCCAATAAGAAGTGGGATGCTGAACACCAGAAAGAGGCACAGGCATGATTCGACAGAATTTCAACGCAGATTGGACGGTAGAAAAGGGAGATAGCAATTCCCGGATGAATTCCTTTCTGGGAAATGCCCAGACCAAAACCGTGCATCTGCCCTACGATGCCATGATCCATGAAGCCCGCACCCCGGACACGAAAAACGGTGCACAGACCGGCTTCTACCCCGGCGGCGAGTACATTTTTCAGAAGCATTTCACCGCACCGCAGACGTGGCAAGGCAAGCCGGTGTCCCTCGTATTTGAGGGCGTGTACCAGACGGCGCTGGTCTACCTGAACGGCTGGCTGCTGACCCGGAACGTGAACGGCTATGCGGAGTTTACCGTGGAGGCTGGTCCCTACCTGAAATATGGTGCCGACAACCTGCTGAAGGTCATTGCAGATAACAGTCTGGAACCCAACAGCCGCTGGTATACCGGCAGCGGCATCTACCGCCCGGTGCGGCTGCTGGTGGGCAACAAGGTCTATCTGCCGCAGGATACCGTGCGTATCACCACCCGGGAGGCGGACGAGGGCTTTGCCCTGCTGGATGTGACGGCACAGGTGCAGTCTGCCAGCACTGTTACAGAACGGGTGACCCTGCAGCAGACCATCTGCTGGGAGGGCACGGCAGTGCTCACCGACCGGCAAAACCTCCTGCTCCAACCCGGCGAAAGCAGAACCGTCTCCTTCCGGTACTGCGTGGACAGCCCGGCTCTGTGGAGCCCGGAGAACCCCAACCTCTACACCAGCACCATGCAGGTGCTGGAGGGCCAGGAAGAACTGGACCGGGAAGAGACCAGCTTCGGCATCCGTACTCTGAGCATCGATGCAGCCCATGGGGTACGCATCAACGGGCAGACCGTCAAGCTACGGGGTGCCTGTATCCACCACGACAACGGCATTCTTGGTGCAGCTACCCTGCCCGATGCCGAGGAGCGCCGCATTCGTAAACTAAAGGAAGCGGGCTTCAACGCCATCCGCTCCTCCCATCACCCGGCAGGGCGGGCGCTGCTGGATGCCTGCGACCGGTACGGTGTGCTGGTAATGGACGAACTGAGCGACGTATGGAACGTGCGGAAAAATCCCTATGACTATGCTCTGTACTTTGAGCAGGACTGGAAACCCACCATTCAAAAGATGGTGACCAAGGATTACAACCATCCCAGTGTCATTTTGTACTGTGTGGGCAACGAGATCTCCGAGGCGGGTTCGGAAAGCGGAGCGGAGACCAACCGTCGGCTCTGCAACACCTTCCGGGAGCTGGACCCCACCCGTTACACCACCAACGCCCTCAACGGCCTTATGGCAGCTGGTTACCGCCTGCGGGAGATCATGGGGGATGTGATGCGAAAGTTCCCGGCACAGCCCGGTCCTTCCGGTGGCGATGGCGGCGGCAGCAATGCGCTGAACAGTTTTATGAGCCTGATGTCCGGGGAAAAGGGTGATTACTTTGCCACCCATCCGCTGCTGACTGAGGCGCTGTCCGGCTGCGAGGATTCCTGCGATGTGATCGGTCTGAACTACCTTACCGGACGCCATGTGCTGGAGCATGAACTGCACCCCCACAAGGCAGTGCTAGGCACCGAGACTTACCCAGCAGACATCGTGCGGCTGTGGCGTATCGTGGAGGAGAATCTTCACATGATTGGCGACTTCACATGGGCTGGCTACGATTATCTGGGGGAGGCAGGCTGCGGCATCTTCCATTACGATGGTGGTGCCAACTTCAGCAGCATTTACCCGGAACGCACAGCCTACATTGGAGATCTGGATCTGCTGGGCAACCGACGCCCCATCAGCTATCTGCGGGAGATCGTTTACGGTCTGCGGAAGGCACCCTATCTGGCAGTGCTGCGAATGGAACATAACGGTCAGACCTCCAGCAAAACGCCTTGGATGTTCAAGGATAACCTTTCCAGTTGGACATGGCCCGGTTTTGAGGGACAGACGGCTTCGGTGGATGTGTACTCCGCCTCGGAGGAGGTGGAGCTATTCCTGAACGGAGCTTCTCTGGGCCGCCGTGCCATGGTGGATTTTACCGCCACCTACAGTGTGCCCTACACTCCCGGCGAGCTGAAGGTTGTGGGCTATACCGGCGGTGTGTGTGACGGCGAGTTCACGCTGCGCACCGCACAGGATGCACAGATGACCCTTACAGCAGATCGTAAGACCCTGCAAGCTAACGGCGAGGATGCCGCTTTTGTGATGATCCAATTCGTGGATGCAAATGGCACAGCAGATCTGCACACCAAGCACACCCTGAAGGTGGAGTTGGAGGGTGCAGGCATTCTGGAAGCCGTAGGCAGCGCAAACCCCTGCTCTGAGGAGCGTTACGACACCCCGGAAAGCGAGACCTTTGACGGCTGCTGTATGGCGGTGATCCGCGCAGGAGAAGCTGCGGGCGAAATTCATCTGACCGTCACAGCAGATGACAGCGTTCAGAAGCAGCTGACGATCCTGATTCAGGAAGCAGAGTGCTGAAGCTCAAAAAGCCGGTGAAGGCTCAAAACAAAAACAGGGTGCGCCCCTGAATAGGACGCACCCTGCCATCGCAATTCACGATTTGATTCGTTGAGAATTGCGCTGCTTGTAAAACTTGCGATTAAAGCCACAGACAATAGCAATATGTACAACAGGGCGTTCCCCGTCGGGAACGCTCTGTTTTTCTTTGCTTGGAATATGATGAGCCTGTTCCGCCTGCCACGCAGCAAATTCTCTTTGGCCTTCCTCGCTGTTCCAGTAGGCAAGGATGGCCGGGTAGAATGCCCGTGCCAGACGGTCGATGACTTCATCGGGATAGGGGGAAGTGTTTGTGGACTTTTTCTTTTTGTTCAAACGCACGCTCCTTTGACTGTCCCACTGTGGCAAAGTCGGGCGAGAAAATCAAAGTTCCAATTCTTATCAGGCGCAAGGGCGCGGATGTTTTCCGCCCTGTTCTTGCGGCTGGTGGCTCGTTGATGGCTTACAAGTGCCTGTCGTTATGCGATTTCTTTATCGTTCAGCATTTCTTCAAACTGTGCCATATACGCC